CGCGCGCCTAGCTTTTTCACTAGCAAGCGATTTCGCAGTAACTCGATGAAGCTAGAGGCCTGTAAATTAGTTCCTACACTATAACCACCTGCTGGTCCTGACGCGACATTGAGATCACGCTGTTGCATGTTACGCTGTGCGAATAGCACCTCAGTAGGAACTTGAAGGTTACCGCTAAACTTGCGGCCCTTAAACTTTTGGCCTACAGCATCGCAGACTTCAAGCTCAAACGCCGCCGCTTCGACGATGTGCTTTTGGTCCGGCATTGCCATTGCACGAATGGCGCGTAGAAAGCTGTACTGGCGCGCCTCTTTATCGTTTAGGCCAATCGTCATATCGTTAGCTGTTTCTACGGGCTTTGCAGCGCCAAGCGCTTCAAGTACGAAGCTACGAAATTCATCGACACTTTTACCCGTGGCGACGAATTCCATTCCTTTGTCCGTTAGATTATGGCGTTTCGCCAAGGCAATGATTTCATTTGTGCGATTCTGATTTTCTTTGACGAAAGTCGCACGGATTTCGTCCGCATCAACAGTAATGGTTGCGGGTTGATTGTTTGCGCTGGCCGCTTGATTATTTGCATTCGGTTCCATTTTGCGTGTCTCCATTTGTTTAGATTCTGAGTTTAAAATTTCGATTTTCCACGTACCTGATTTATCAGATCGACCAACTCCGACGGATTGATCTGCCGGAATTGATACCAGTGAAATTTCTAAAGGCTCCCACTTGCTAGCACGGTATGTTTCCACGCCATTTGCAGACTCCTCTATAAGCATTTGATGGATACGGTAACCAACCGAGATGTTGCCACGTATGCCATCTTTGACGTCTTGAAAATAAGACTCGGCTTGCGCACTTTTCCCAAAGCGCACAACCGCGCGGCCAACGCGGTCTTTGCCTATTTCCGCTTTTTCGACCACACCAATCTGCATAGCTGGATCGTGATCGGCTAATAGTGGTGCTCGACCGGAATTGATCCAGTCCAGCACCACACTCCCGCTCGAATGATCTAAAATTTCAGACCCGAAAAAACGGTCTACTGAAATTTCACTCGAAAAAGAGAGTTCCACAGTACGCGCATCTTCGACGACCGCGCCTATTTCAGCGGCGCGGTATAACACGCCCGCTTCAAATGATTTATGATTCTGCGTTCCCTTGTCCATCCTGCGCCTCCGCATCTATTACTGCCTGCATTCCCCTTGCATCGGGAGCGCCTAAAACCACCCCATGCTTGTCACGAAGCCGTTGCTCTAGCGCGAGCTGGGCATAGACTTCTTCAATATCCATTCCTAAGTCGCTTGCCACGTCTTGCGCGCTCAAAAATCCAGCGCTCACTGCTTCGGTGTAGGCTTTCATCTCTTTTAGAGGATCCACCCATCGCCAGCCACGCGGTCGCCAGATGGGTTTATTAAACTTCTCAAACTTATTTAACGGGAGGGGGATTCTTTGCGTTGTCAGCGCCATCAACAACCAATCTTCGAAAACATCTTCGCATAGGTGTTCGATCAGCCACGTTTGCAATAGCTTCCATAGTTCCCGTTCTTCTAACGCGCCTTGTCGAATTGAAGAAAAGTTGACGCCCTCAAGATCATTACCAAGGCTATTATAGCTAACGCCTAAACCTGACGCCGCACCTCGTAACATTGACTTGATAAAAGTACCAAAAGAGGATGTGGGGTGTTGCGGATCGAAAGCGGTGAAGCTCATTCCGCCCGGTAACTGCTCAAAGAGGCCCGGCTCGGCTTCTGTAATAATATTACCGTTTTCATCTTCGCCACTGCCTGTGTATTCCGTGCCTTCTTGTGAGGTAAAAAACCCCATTTTCGAGGCCCCGATTCGTGCCGCGACAAGCTCAGCCTCCTCATACCCCCCCAACATATTCATGCGGCGCATTGCTGAAACCATCCAAGGGATGCCGCGCGATTGAGAGACGCGCTCGGAATTATAAAGGTGGATCATATCAGTTGCTAATATCCGCTCGCGCTGTGTGCGCTGATCACTCACATAATAGCTATCGCCGGGGTGTCGGTTCATCACATGATAAGCCACAGGGCGATTCCACTCATTATACTCAATGCCCATGCGAATTTTATTGCCGTTGGGCAAAACATCGTGATGCGTTTCATCAATGTGATCGGCTTCTAGTAGCTGCAACGCAAAGCCAAACGCATTGCCAGCCGCCCGCCCACGTATCTTGCGAACAAAAATCTCGCCATCTTTAGCGACTGTCTCGACTATGAGTTGTTTAACGTCTATCCAAGATAGGCGACCATCGATGGTGCAATTTTTTTTCTTAGCCCAATCGTACCATGCCGATTCAATCATGCCATTTGCGCGGTCATCAAATTGAACACCTTGTGAAGTCTCGCGCTCGATGGCACGCACTTGCAAATTAATGCCCTGCGATCCTACAACATTAGAGCGACATAACTTGAAAAAGCGACGTGCATAATCATTGTCGGCGGCTAGTTGCCGTGACCGCGCACGAATACGTGTTAACGTATTACGTGCCGCAGCATCGGCAGAGGTGCTCACACCTGCCCATCCTGCGGTTAATCGATCTATTTTTGCAGCCGCGAAGTCTCGACGGCGCGGCATATTCTGTGAGCGTCGCGGTTGCTTCTCTTTTTTAGTTCCGAATAAAGAGATCATGAGCTAAAACTCACGCGAATTAAATTGTCACCGCCCTTTCCTTGGCGCATTTTCTCTTTTTTTCGCAAGGAATTTAGATCGCCCTGCAAACGATCACGTAATACGAATAGATCGCTTACACTGTAGTTGCTAAGCGACCGGCCCGCGATTGAGTAACTGGAATATTTATAGTTTTTAGCTATAAATTGATTGATTGCGGAGAGATCGCTTTCTAATTGTATAAGTGGATCTATCACGGCATCGCTAGAAGAAAGGTCGGCTTTAATTGTTAAGTAGCCCTCTGATATAGTGATCCGTTGATCTAACTTTTCTACATAAGCTGCCCATTTATACGTGCCAGAGGTATAAACGGCGCTAATACTGGCGGGCAGCATTACAAGATGATCATCACCCGAAGCAACGGCAGCGATGTCTATATTACCCGCGCCTCTAAAAGCATATTTAAGAATCCACCCATCCGATGCTTTATAATTCGGGAGCGCTTTTCTCCATGCTACAGAATCACCCGCTATAAAACTATTTGGCTCTTGCGCTGGAATATCAGCCATTCACTACCACCTGTTTACGAATCCACTGCCGCGCCTTCCTCGTTTTGTGGTGCGGCTTGTTCCTTTCGTCGTATTATGTGGCGAATCATCGTGTTCGGGGGGAGGCTTTTTTTCGGTGAGTTTGTCGAAGCGCAACTTCACTTTAGGCATGTTCGGCTTTATTATTTTCAATGCCGCGAAACCATAAACTCGACAGTCTAGCGGCTCATTTCGTGTTGATTGTGTTTTCTTAATATACTGTTTGACTGTCCTCCCTTTGGCATAGCGCTTAACAAGCTTCTCTGAGGTAAGTCCCTTAAAGTATTCATCTGGCAAATTAGCCGAAAAGTGGCAGTAGCCCGCGCCTTCCTCGTCAATCTTTAGCCTAGAAAATATGGTGTCTTTCGCAGTATCCGTCCCAACGTAAAAAACTTTAACTCGGTGAGAATTATTGTTACTAGGCTTGCCTACAACCGGCCGCCAGCTATGACTATAACCACGCACAGCATAAACACGGCGCCCCTGAACTTGCTTAGATTTTGTATAGAGATAAACGGATTCGGCGTGGTGCCCACCTGCATCAATACATGCGCAGGCGATCGATAATTCAACGCCGCGCTCATGCATGATTTTAGTTTCTAATATATCATCGAGATCTTGCCATACTTCTTTCGTGCCCGGATCACCGTGTATAACGTGATAGCCAAGGTTCCAGCTTTCTTCCTCTATGCCCCAGCCGATAATTTCAAGTTCGAGGCGATCATCTTGCACATCAACACCCGCCGTAACTACAAGCACACCCTCCGGCGCGCCTTCATAATCTTCAACGCGATTAGTTAACGATTCTTCGTCAATACCGTCGCCATCTAAATTCTCTTCATAGGTTTCGGCTAGGCGTGTGTTGATAAAGACTTTTAATTTTTCTGGATCACCCTTGGATTCCACAAACTCACGTGCCATTTCTCCAAAGCGAAGCCAAGGGGAGTAAAGCGCCGACAACTGAAATCCAGCGCGTCCTTTAAACGGGGCCTCTGCGCGCCATTCGTGATTGGCCAGCATGTAATATTTATCGCTATCATGAAGTATGCAGCCGTTTAACGCGCAAACATAATAGGCATTTTCTGGTTCGCTTTGTGGCCATTGGAGCTGCTCAAAAACTAATTTTTGCCGTTCTAAACAATGAGGGCATTCAACCCAAAGCTTTCTTTTATCACTGTTCTCATAATCCTCCTCTATTTCGCTTTCCCCCCGTATGGTCGGGCTAGATGATTTAAGGATTTTTCTATTGTAAAAGGTGGTTGTCCGCGCAATAGCGAGCTTCGAAGGTCGCCCCTCTTTTTTTGCCGAACGCGGGAAGCGATCAACTTCATCAAGAATCATTACGCGCTTAGGACGCGAAGCCAACGATGCAGGAGAATTAGCCCCCGCTATAGTAAGGTTTCCGCCCGGAAAGCGTTTGTGCATGATAGTGTTGTCACCATCGCGCGATGACTGAATATTCACTAACTCATTCAGCACGGGTGTATCGCGCACCATTGGAACAAAGCGGTCTTTACTCCACGCCTCGCCCATTTCTTTTGTCGGCTGCACCATCATGATCGGTGCCGGATCGTGATGGATGAAGTAACCGGTTGCCGCGTTGAATATAGTAGTTTTAGCTGTCTGTGATGCCCATAATAATACTACTTCTTCCACTTCGGGATCGGTGATGCAGTCCATCGGTTCCACAACATAGGGAGTTCGAGTGGTGGAGTATTTGCCAGGCTCGGCACTGTTTTCGCTGGAAAGAAAGAAATAGCTGTTCGACCATTCAGATAATCTAAGAGGTCGCGGTGCGGCGACTATTTTTAGCGCTTCCTTTGCGGCGTTTTTTTGATTCAATTCGTGTGTCAGGATCATAATTCGCTAGTTCGTTGAGTGCTTCGTAAAGGGCGTCTTTCAACAAGACGTCGATCTTTTTGGGATCACGAACGGCGGCGAGCTGGGGTGTCAATCTGTTTGGTATCGACAAAATGCGGGATCGAAACGTAGCTAATACGTTTGCCCAAAGGCCCTTCATATTATCAAGGGTTATAAGATTGCCGCGCAATTCCTCTACTTCCAACTCCGTTTTGTCTGCCTGCGCGCTGGTAAGCCTGATGCGCGCTCTTTCCATCTCTGAGTCAGTATCGCTAGCCCTTTTAATCATCCAATCGATCACGTGTTCTGTATCGTAGGTGTTACTTTGACCACGTGCGCCATTTTTCTTGATGGGCATTCCCTCCTTTTGCCATTCGGTGAGGGTTCTTTCAGTCCGCCCCAGAATCTTTGCCAGTGATTTTTTATTAACTATTTCACCCATAAAATTCCCTTCGTACAACAGAGGAAGGAAACGCCTGAGAATTTTCGCATCTAAAAACAACTCGCGGCTTGCGCGTGACCCGTGAGCGGGCCTCTACCAAGTACCTTTTTTTATTTTGCATTGGTTAGCACCCATTGGATAGGCTCGCAGCCTGCCGCAACATACAGTGGATGCTTCGGCTCGCCTGATTTATTCATGACCAGATAGTGAAGCTTGGCATGCATAGGCGTTAGCATTTCTTTAACTTGCTTCGACCGGCCAGCAAGCACACCATGATTACCCCATGCGCATATGACTTGCTTCGACCGGCTTGCGCTATTGATTATTGCGCAATCATTCTCGGCACCGATTACGTCTGCGCCGCCCGCATGCGCGCGCATCATCTCGCGGGGATCTGTCGCACGATAGGCATACAGGTTGGTGATGATCATGCCATTGTAGTTGCGGCTTAATGCTATCTTCTCACATCTGCCAACGGTGGGATCATTGTGATCCTCATCCGCTGTTGATGGGTTCAGCATGATGAAATTGATAATGCCCTCACCAAATGCGAAACGCCGCTCCAGCGTATAGCGCCATTGGCGGCATGGTGAAAAGCTGGCGTGTGATTCTATCGCCTCGGTTTTAATCTTCATATCAATCCACCTCGTTAAGCGGCAATGTCATCCCTGCCTTATCGTGAGTGCAATCACTTAAGAATTGGATGTTTCCATCTGTAATAAATGAGTGGCAAACACCCTTACTTTTTGCCTCATCATTTATAGGCCACCGCACCAATAGAGAGGGCTTGAAGGTTGGCTTATCGTAATCATTGTTAAACTCCCAGCATGGCCGCCCGTTCTTAGGATCTACATTGAGTGCATGATACATGCCGCACCCTGGACAGTTTATTAAAACCCCACCGCCTTGTACTTCTTCTGCCTTACTCATGCCTGCGCTCCTAACATCTTCTCGCTGGTGGATGTAACCACTTTAGCCACATGGGTTTTAGATAGGTGCGAGTATCGCTTCACCATGTCATAGCTCTTATGACCAAGCGCCTCGGCAATATCCGATGGGCTTGCGCCATTCATCGCCATGTAGCTGGCCGCCGTGTGGCGCAGATCATGAAAGCGGAAATCGGTAATGCCAGCCCGTGCCATTGCCCGCCGCCACTCCACCTCGATATTGATCGGCGTGCCATTGCGTGAGCAGAAAACAAAGGGTGACTTACGCGGACAGTATTCCAGCCACTCGGCCAGCATCTCCACCAGTTTATCCCATAGATAGAGCTGGCGCGGATCGCCGTTCTTGGTGTCATACGCCACGGCTACCTGACGCTGTAAATCCACATCCTTACGCTTGAGGCCCAGAATCTCGCTCTTTCGTGCGCCGGTTGATAGAGCAAACACCACGATAAGGTGCAGCGGCTTCTTTTCTTCCAGCACGCAGGCGGTGAGCAATGCCTCCCGCTCGGCATCGGAGAGGAAGCGCACACGCCCGCGAGGTTCACGCGGCTTTTCGATCTTTTTGATTGGGTTGGCGTCGAGCCATCCCCATTTATCAATTGCGGTATTGATTACATGATTCAGCGCCGAGAGATAGCGGTTCACAGTGGCAGGCTTTCGCTTGCTGTAATTCCTACCCGCCAGCTCCTCGGTGCAATCGTTGATTAAATAGGGGGTGAGGTTGGAAAGTCGGCAATCCTTAAGCCGTGAGTGCCACCATTCCAATTGCTTGCTCTGGGCCTCGATGTACCCTTTATTGGTGGTTTTGCTGCTAAGCACCGAATTTTTATAGCGAGCAATCATGTCGCCCACCGTGTGCTTTTCCGCCGCATACGATGCGCCATGACGCATCGCGCGCTTATCGCTTTCCATCATCACACCCCATGCGCGGGCCTCATCAAGCCGCTCGAATGTCGCTGTTTTGGATGGATAGCCACGCATCTGCACGCGCACGCGATAACTCGCCTTGCCGTTCTTTTTGATGCGCTTTTCGATGCTGGCCATTTCACTTGCTCTTTTTTCGATTCCGCTTCTTTTTTGCGGCACGCTGGATTTGTATAACTCCCGTTTTGCCGCTTCTTTTTTGTGAAGTTATCGGCTTTGAGTTGATTACCCTTAAGTCATCCCCCAGTTTTAGATAATCAGGCGCGGTCAAATATATCGAACTGAGAAACTGCCTAAACATCTTCGCCCTCAAACAATGGCAGCATGCCAAGCGCTTTCATGTAGGTATCGAGCAAGTGTTGTTGTTCATCACGCTCGTTATGATCCAACTGGCGAAGCTTCAATATTCGGCGAATGGTTTTTACGTCGAAACCGTTGCCCTTAGCTTCGGCAAAAACCTCGCGAATATCTGTAGCGATTCCCG